AAAAAGGCTCAAGATGATCTTATTGAAAAATATGGTGATTTGTCTACTGCACAAGAAGCATTTAAGTTAGAAACTGAAAAAGATTTTTCTAAAGCTTTAGATTTTATTAATAATCTTAGTGCTGATATGAAGGTAAATGAAATGTCTGCGTTAAAAGATCATAAAAAGTCTTTTGATCCCTATATTGAAGAGGCTAAAAAACTCACAAATAGTCAGATCGAAGCTGACCGCTATCCTGCTAATGAAGCTAATGAAACTCTTCTTAGAAATATAGGGTTTGTAATTGATAAAGAGTTAGGAAAAGTCATGACTAAAAGAGATGATTTATTTCCAATTTTTATTACTATGGACCCAAAAGACCGAGAAATACTTGAAAATCAAATTAAAGAATTAAAAGAAAAAAGAGGAGTTATTGATAAGCTATTCAAGAATGTAAGTGAAAAAGCGAACACCGGAAGACAAAACCTAAATGAAATTGTGTATAAAAATTTAGATGATATTCCGGGAAATTTACTTGAACTTGCCATACCTGAAAGTAGGTTAGGAAAGTCTATTGAAGGAGGAGATCCATCTAAATATTTCTTGCAATCGTCAGAACTTGGTCCAGCCGTTACGGCAACTTTTAAAGAGCAGTCTCTTGCTCCAATAGATATTGGAACTTTAAATGATATGGTGAATATTTTTGGAGAAGATTGGGTGCGAGATAGAATTGAAACAGCCGCTGGATCGAAAAACCTTCTTAAAAAAACAAATAATAAAAATCTACCATATACTTTAGATAAAGTTCTCATAGATAAAGATTCTGGTACACCAAAGATATCAGAAAAAATATTTAAACCAAAAAATGTAGAAGAAATGAAAAAACTTGCTGAAGGTGGATATACTCATTTAAGGTTTTTAGACGCTAGTAGTCGTAGAGATAATCCAAATCCCACTTATAATTATGTATTTTTTGATGATAAAGTGATGCCGACAATACTTAAAAAATACAAAAAAGGTGGTTCTGTTAGTATGGGGCTTGGTTCGTTATGAACGATCTGAGTGACTTCACTCAGTATTTAACTGATGAAGAGTTAGCGAAAGTCGCTCCTATGTTGGAGCGGCTTAAAACTTTAGATGACAGGACTACTAAGCAAGAAAACTTCATGACGTTTGTAAAGCACGTTTGGCCTCAGTTTATTGAGGGCAGGCATCACAAGATTTACGCTGAGAAACTGCAAGCTGTAGCGGATGGCAAGTTAAAAAGACTGATTATTAACATGCCGCCACGACATACGAAGTCAGAATTTGCGTCTTATTTGTTTCCAACGTGGCTAATGGGGCGAGATCCCACGAAAAAAATCATTCAAGCGACTCACACGGCTGAACTAGCCGTTGGTTTTGGTCGAAAAGTCAAAAATTTAATTGACAGCGAGGATTTCAGGGATGTTTTTCCTGAAGTAAGTCTAGCAGGGGACGCGAAAGCGTCTGGTAGATGGAGTACAAACAAGGGTGGTGAGTATTACGCTGTAGGTGTGGGCGGTGCGCTTGCAGGTCGAGGTGCAGATTTAGCTATTATTGATGATCCTGTGTCTGAACAAGACGCTTTGAGCGTTACGGCGTTGGATAATATCTACGAATGGTACACATCTGGTCCTCGACAGCGTTTGCAGCCCGGTGGTGCCATCATAATTGTGATGACACGGTGGTCTATTCGCGATTTGACTGCAAAAGTTTTGCAAAAACAGAGCGAAAAGGGCGCTGATAAATGGGAAATCGTGGAATTTCCTGCAATTATGCCGTCTGGCAAGTCTTTATGGCCTGAATTTTGGACTTTGGATGAATTAGAGGGCGTAAAAGCCTCGATTCCTGTGTCTAAATGGAATGCGCAGTACATGCAGAACCCTACGGCTGAAGAGGGTGCGATAATTAAGCGTGAATGGTGGAATTTGTGGGAAAAAGACGAGCCACCCAACTGTAGTTACGTTATTCAGAGCTATGACACGGCATTTAGCAAGTCTGACAGGGCTGATTACAGTGCTATTACGACTTGGGGCGTGTTTCATAGGGAGGAAACTGGCGAGGATCACATTGTTTTGCTTGACGCTGTTAGGGGGCGTTGGGAGTTCCCAGAATTAAAAAACGCTGCGCATGAGTTGTGGGAAGAGTTCGATCCTGATATGGTACTTATAGAACAAAAAGGATCTGGTATGCCATTGACACAGGAATTAAGGCGTATGGGAATACCTGTAACCCCTTTTACTCCGGGCAAGGGGGCTGACAAGTTTACCCGAATGCACTCATGTGCGCCTGTATTTGAGAGTGGTATGGTGTGGGCACCAGAGATGAATTTTGCTGAAGAAGTGATAGAAGAATGCGCTTCTTTTCCAAATGGTGAACATGATGACTTGGCGGATTCGATGACACAGGCTATACTACGTTTTAGGCAGGGTGGTTTTATTACCACTCCAAGTGATTATGAAGACGATGATTTGATGTATTCTCGTAGAAGGAAGGAATACTACTAATGGCTAATAAACCAAAGAAGATTAAGTTAAAACCTACTGAAAGCGGTAGTCAATTTTATCAATCTGATAGGCAACGTCAGGCAAGGCGAGACAACGCTAAAAAAAGTGCTACAGGTAGATATATAGAAACAGATCTAGAAAAGAAAATTAATAAGGCTATTGAAGAAAGAATGTTAGAGGGAAAAATGACTCCTAAAGAAGCGGGAAAATTTAAAGCTCAATATTTTATAGATATGATGGACGATACTTATTCTAATAAAGCCAAAGGTGGCGCAGTTCGTGCGATGCAGAATGGTGGCGCTGTTATGAAAGGCCGTGGGCCAAAATTCAAAGGACAATCATAGGAGATAAGATATGAAATCCAAACCTGACTATATCGACATAGATGGTGACGGTAATACAACCGAACCAATGAAAACTGCTGCAAAGCAAAAAAAAGTTGTTAAAAAGAAAAAAGGCGGTGTAATTAAAAAGATGAAACCGGGAGGCGCTGTTTGTCGAGGCGGTGGAGCTGCTGTATCAGGGACGGGGTTCTCAGGGGTTAGATAATGACATCTATTGTCAAAATAAATTTACAAGTTCTTAATTCAGGTATTAATCAATCTGTTAATGAGCTTGAAGAGGTTGGAGCGAAGGATGATGGAGACCTCCCAGTCCATTTTACTCGCTCCCTCGTGGCAGCTCAAGGTCGAGCGGACTTTGCTCCAACACAAAAAGGTAAGTAGGTATGGCTATTGAAAGAGATGCAGGTCCGGGCGGTATTATAGGCCCACAGCTTCCAGAGGTGCAACCAGATGAGGTCTTGGTTGAAGAATTACCTCAAGATCCCGGTGTTTTTGAATTTGATGACGGATCTGCAATCATTGGAGAATATGCAGAAGAACAAGAGATACCACAAATATCACATGATTCAAACCTAGCTGAGTTCATGGATGATAGTGATTTAGGTAAGATTTCTTCTGATTTAACTGGAGATATTGATGACGATATATCTTCCAGACAAGACTGGCAGGATACATACAAACGAGGCTTAGAGTTTCTTGGTATGCAGTATGAGGATCGTGCAGAGCCATTTGAGGGATCATCTGGTGTTATACATCCTCTGTTGGCAGAAAGCGTTACGCAGTTTCAGGCACAAGCGTATCGTGAAATGTTGCCTGCAAGTGGGCCTGTAAGAACACAAGTTGTTGGTGCGCAGTCAGAGCAGCTTGTTAAGCAAGCAGAGCGTGTCAAGGATTATATGAATTATATGATTACCTATGAAATGGAGGAGTATGATCCTGAGATGGATCAGATGCTGTTTTATCTTCCTGTTGTGGGTTCTACATTCAAAAAGGTTTACTTCGATCCATTAAAAGGTCGTGCTGTTAGCCAGTTTGTTCATGCAGAAGATCTGGTTGTTCCGTATGGCGCAACTGATTTGGCGTCTTCACCTAGAATTACGCATGTTATCAAGATGGCTTCGAACGAGGTTCGAAAGCTACAGATAGCAGGTTTTTATCGTGATGTAGACCTGCCTCAAGAGGGTTCTGCTGCAGAAAAAATGTCAGAGGTACAGGAAGCTATCAATGAAGTGCAGGGTGTTTATCCCGGAAGTTCTTCATATGAGCTTACTTTGTATGAGATACACACTGATTTAGATCTTCCCGGCTTTGAGGATCTTGATGAGACAGGTGCCGAGAGTGGTTTGAAATTACCGTATGTTGTTACAATTATTGAGGACACTGGAGAGGTTCTTGGTATTCGTAGGAACTATGAAGAAGCAGACATGCTGAAAAAGCGCACTCAATACTTTGTGCATTACAAATTCTTGCCCGGTCTTGGTTTTTATGGACTTGGCTTAACACATATGATTGGTGGATTGGCTCAAGCATCTACATCTATTCTTCGTCAGTTGATTGATGCTGGTACACTTTCTAACTTACCTGCTGGTTTTAAAGCCCGTGGTGCAAGGATTAGAGATGAGGACAATGCAATACAGCCCGGCGAGTTCCGTGACATAGACGTTGCGGGAACCGATATAAGAAACTCTTTGATGCCTTTACCGTTTAAAGAGCCTTCAGGAACCTTATACAATCTTCTAGGCACTCTCGTGGACGCTGGACGCCGCTTTGCGACTATGGCTGACATGAAAGTGGGTGAGATGAGTGGTGAAACACCTGTTGGCACCACAATGGCGATTATGGAGCGTGGCACGAAGGTTATGTCCGCGATTCATAAACGTATGCACTATTCTCAAAAAATAGAGTTCAAACTGTTATCGAAAGTATTCGCAGACACTATGCAATTATATCCTTACATGCCTTCGATAGAGTTTGGACCCGAAGTGTTTGCGCAAGACTTTGATGCGCGAGTGGATGTGCTTCCGGTCAGCGATCCTAACATATTCTCGATGGCTCAACGCATTGCTCTTGCGCAAACACAATTACAATTAGTGCAATCCAATCCACAAATTCATGGTGGACCACAAGGATTGTATCAAGCGTATCGTAAGATGTATGAGGCGTTAGGCGTTAGTAATATTGATTCAATATTACCGATACCACCACAGCCACAGCCGATGAACCCAGCTATGGAAAACAAGATAGCTTTGACTGGTGGTGTAGTTCAGGCGTTTCCGCAGCAAGATCACAAGGCTCATATGGAAACACACTTGGCTATTATATCTACACCATCTGTGCAAACAAACCCACAGGCTATGATAACGCTGCAAGGCCACATTCAAGAACACATTGGATTGTTGGCAGAGCAGCAAGCACAGCAAATAGTTATGGAACAAGCAGGTCCAGAAGTACAACAAAACCCAGAGGCTATGCAGATGCTACAGCCTGCTATAGAGCGTCAAGCAGCGATGCTGATAGCAGATATGACAGAGCAGTACGCACAGACATTAGAGCCTCAAGAGGAACCACAAGATCCATTAGTTGCAATTCGACAGCAGGAATTACAGCTAAAAGCGGCAGATTTAGATCGCAAATCTCAAGAATTTGAGGTAAAGCAAGGTTTAGAGGCTGACCGTGACGCGATGGATGCTCAATTGGCTAATCGCCGTATAGAGCTTCAAGAAGAAGCGCTTGCTGACAAAACTAGAGTGGCTGAAGATAGAGTACAAACTCAAAGAGATATTGCCGCTCTGAATGCCCGTATGAAAGGAACAGGATAATGGCATCATCTGTTAGAGAGAAAGTGGTTGAGCAAATTCGCGCTGCAAAACGTGCGATGCGTGACGCCGAAAACGTAGTTAAAACGAAACTTGTTCGCGCTCGTGATGATAAGGGACATTATGTAAAAGATGACCCCACAACTGAGGTGAATGAAGCTTGGGTAGAAGTTCCTGTAGAGGAAAAGAAACCCGTTAAGAAGGCTGCAGCCAAGAAAAAGGCTCCCGCTAAGAAACCAGCAGCCAAGAAATCTGCAAAATAGCTGATAGAGGAGAATAATCATGGCAGATGCAGCAACAGTGGTTATGAAGACCACAATTCTACCGGACGAGATAGCCAAAACTATCGAAGCCACAACCACTGTTTCGCCAAAGGATGCGAACGACAAGTGGTATTACAAACTAACCAGTGTTACAGCAGCAAGCACAGACTTGATGCAAGGTTATTACACCGATTATACAGCGATAAATGCAAACGCAAATCCGGGTACTGTAGCAACAGGTGATAAAGTGGAGTTTTTGTATATTAAAAATACAGATGCCGCTAATCATGTTTACATTGTTTTTGACGCAAGTACAGTTTCAAATACAAATGGAGCTGCTGTAAAGATAAGTCCTAATGAGTCTTTCTTTGCTAGACTTCCAAACACGACTGTTGCAGACATACACGCAATTGGTCACGATGGATCAAGTGCTGCGACTGCAACATGTATTGTTTGCGCATTATTGGATGACATTGCTTAATTAGGGGGCATTAGCCCCCTTTTTACACATAGGGTAAAATATATTGGGATACATACTTGTTTTTCCCGTTAAATCGTATAAAGATTTAGTGGGAGACTATTATGGACGCAATAAACTTACTCGATTATCTCAAAAAAAAGATAGCTCAAAGGCGTGACGATATAAAAGTTGCGATGGAGACTGGTAATATTCCTAGTTTTGACGAATACAAATTCTGTGTTGGTCAGATTAGGGGGTTGGCTTTTGTTGAGGATGAAATCAGGAGAGTATTAAAAAATAGTGAGGAAGCAGATGAGTAAAAAACTCTATGTGCCTGATCATGTAGCTGAAAAAGCTATAAAAGCAGGCTTTCGAGACAATCAGCCTAAAAGTAAAAATGAAGATGATCCATCTGAAATGGAGACTTCTACATTAGAAAGGCTACCGCAACCTACTGGGTATCGAATGTTAATCATTCCGTATTACCCAAGTGAGAAAACAAAGAGCGGTTTATATATTCCAGACCAAGTTAGAGACAGAGAAGCATTTGCAACGGTAGCTGCATATGTCGTTAAGCTAGGTCCAGATGCTTATAAAGACTCCCAGAAGTTCCCAACTGGTAACTGGTGTTCTGAGAAAGACTGGGTTCTTATAGGAAGGTATGCGGGAAATCGCTTTAAAGTGGAAGGATTAGAGGTTCGTAT